CATGATTAATCTACCTTCATCTGTATCGTGTATTCTTATAGATAAGTAATACCTGTGCGAACACGGGTCTATCATAGCCGATGATAATCTCAAATTCCGGTTTATTTTGCCGATTTTGAGTTTATGTTTTTCTTCACGACTGGTACTTCGACCATTGCGCGGTTTTTTCTTTCCCTTACTCTTCGTCATCGTCTCCCCCAAAAAAAACTTTTCTTGATCACGCAATAGTTCGTGTATTTTTTCTCGTTCATTCCTAGCATTATTCACGGAATTATCCGAACTAAAATAATCACGTGTATCGTCATCGGTAAATGCGTATGGGTACACGCGAACAGTTTGAATTTTATTTTCCGTTTTATCCATGTCCATTGTTAACGTATTTCCCATTACACCAATCCCACACCCGTTTACGTTGGTTGCTATACTCGTAACAGATATACTAATAGGGTAACGCGTTAAATTAAAAAAAAGAACGGTCGTAGGTGTCGTGTGTTTCATTTTAGATTTTCGTGTGCGTTGTACTATTTTACAATTACTTAATCTAATTATAGGGTTCCATTCTACAACCTTAGGAATACAAAACCATTTACGACGAACACGCGTGGGTGAACGCGAATAATCCTTTAAAAATTCTCTTAGTATTCTCGAACAGTTTTCAAATTTCGGAGTGTCGTTTTCTGAATTCATTCTTTATATACACCACCATTTTCTTGTACAACTATACCTAAAAGTCTACCGTATCCACCACCTGTCGTTTTGAAATATTTTGCCCGACTTACCCATAAAATGTCCTCGTCAGGGGTATTACCAATTCTTAAAACAACATCCTTTCCATTTTTTCTAAACATGTTAACTTGATCCATTATGAAATCTTCTGATTCTAACAAACAATGCGGTGTATGTGATCCTACAATTATATACACTTTATCAAGGTTCTTCTCGTTCATGAATTTCAATATATCGCGCCACCATTCAGGGTTATCTTTTTTTGTATAATGGTTAATCATACCCTTTACACCTAATCGACCACTCATCGTCAAATTTTGACTACACAAAATGTCACCGACACGCATGTGTAAAACAAAACTGTTATATTCGGGCATGGTATCTAATTGTGGTTCGTTGTGTATAACACGCATAAGTTTATCTTTTTTATTCCTTTCACCCTTTTTCAATAATTTAAGGTATTTTGTAGCTATACTATTTGGAAAATTTTCTTCGTGGTATTTTACCTTGTTATAATTTGGACCTTTACCATACTTATATACATCGCCTACTCTATACATGTGACATCCCTTATTGTATAGATTTTTCAATTTTAATTCCCGAACCGGTTTTTTAGTATTTATTAAAATTAAAAGTATAATTAAAATTAAAAGTATAATTAAAATCATATATAATAAATACACATTTTAATACAAAAAGTTAAAGAAAAAAATCGCTGTTTTATTAAGTATGGAGTGTACCGTATGCTGCGAAAAATATAATAAAACAAATCACAAAAAAGTAACGTGTCCTTTTTGTGATTTTGAATCGTGTAAAAATTGTGTTCAAACATATTTATTATCGAGTTATGAAAACCCACACTGTATGAATTGTAAAAACGAAATTAATCGAGGGTTCGTTGACTCGTTTTGTACCAAAAAGTTTAGAAACAATGTATACAAAAAACACCGTGAATGTGTTTTATTTGAACGCGAAAAAGCACGTATGCCAGAAACACAACCACACGTTGAAAGAATTCATAAAATGCGTACACTCAGGCAAAAATACCACGAATTAGTAGCCGTTATAAGAAACAATCGAGTTTTATCTATGGAAGCAATTCGCGAAGGAACGGAAAATAGTCAATACCAAATTATTATACAAAATACCATAAACCAAACCGATATAATAGTAGAAGAAATGAACCTTTTAAGATATGGTGATATAACCGAAGATTCACCACGAAATTTCATTCGGATGTGTCCAAGTGAAGAGTGTAGAGGATTTATAGATGAAGATTATAAATGTGGCTTATGTAAACAAGTTTTCTGTAAAAAATGTAACGAAAAAATAGAAGAAAATCATAAGTGTAATCCGGAAACAGTTAAAACTATAAAACTAATAAACAAAGATACCAAACCATGTCCTAAATGTGGAACAATGATACACAAAATAGACGGGTGTTTACAAATGTGGTGTACGAGTTGTAATACGGCATTTAATTGGAGAACCGGAAATATAGAAAAGGGAAGAATACATAATCCACACTTTTTCGAGTTTCAGAAAAGATCACGGGAACATGCAGATATACCATGTGGTGGAAGACCCACGTTCAATGAATTGAGACACGAAAATGCACCTGTAAATATACTAGACTTGTGTGTTGTATTACACCAAATAGATAGAGATATAATGTATAGATACGCCGATATATATGATGCAGATAATCACCATTTACGAATTGCTTATATGTTGAACAGTATAGACGAAACCAATTTTAAAATAGAATTACAAAGACGAGATAAACAGGTTGAAAAATTAAATGATATACGCGATATATACGAAATGTTCACGAACGCGTGTAGTGATTTAATGCGCCAATGGGTCATCGATAAATCCATTGAAATTTCCGAGGATGTTAAGGAATTAGTAAAGTATTCGAACTCAATTGTGACACAAATACGAAACAGGTATAACTGTACTTTACCAAAATATATCCATTTAATCGAATAAAAAGTATCAGTATATACTAATAATAAATGAATAAATCAAATAAATTTTTGATATTATTTGCTCTATTGTTTTTATTATGGTATATCATACCCATATACCATAAACCTATAATAATAGAAAATATGATAACACACGAAGAGTGTGATCACATTAAGAACCTAGCAAGTAAAAGGTTATCGACATCGACCGTATCAATGAAAAGAGATATAGACACGAAAGTAAGACAAAGCGAGACAGCGTGGATTAAACCAGGCGAAGATAAGGTCGTTAAAAAATTAATTGATAAGTGTTTAACTAGAATAGATAGACCATCAAAAAATTGCGAAGATTTACAAATTCTCAAGTATAAAAAAGGTGGATTTTATAACCCACACCAAGATGCATTCCAAAATGATAAGAATAAACGGATGTATACGTTCATAATAGCACTCAATGATGATTATGAAGGAGGTGGTACGAATTTTCCAAACTTGAATAAGACATACAAATTGAAAAAGGGTGATTCCTTATTTTTCAATACACTCAATAATTACGAGTGTATATCAAAAAGAGCATTACATGGGGGGTTACCAGTTGAGTCTGGTGAGAAATGGATATGTAATTTATGGGTACATAAATACCCATATACCACATAATTTTTTTATATAGTATAAATAAGAATCAGCCATGGCTAAAGGTTCAGGGAAAACAACATTTATTGTTTTCATAATGTTTATGATGTGTCTATCATCTATAGTAGCGGCTGGAGGTTTATACGTAACTTCCAAGGAAAAAGTTGATGGAACTACTCTAGAAATACGAAGCGAAGCAACAAATATAGCCGTTTTACCACGTCCGGCTAATATTGTTGGTAGGTATAACGCAACTTCACTAAAGAACGATAAGTGGGAAGATTTATCGGGTAAAGCAAATCATATATCAGCCGATAAAATTAAAGGTACATTATCGAAAGGTGAAGGGTTCAAAGGTGAATTTGTTAAAGGGACGACGAGTGATGGGTTCACGTTACCACAAGTGTTCGATAACAAAAACTGGTCGTTTTTTGCAGTCGCACGATACGCGGGTACCCAAAACCAAGAACGTATATTCGTAAGTGGCGAAGAAGATAAAAATTGGTTAATAGGACACCACGAGGGTAAGACGGGCGTGGCACACTATGACAATTGGGTAACTAGTAAGGACAAAAGTGTACACGGTACAAGATCATGGATTAGAATAACCGCCCAACATAATAATTTTGAGTCCAATGGTCAATCAAGGTCCACCGGTTTTTCTTTCGATAAAGATGACCAAAAACCTTTAAATAACCCAAAGAGTATAGGTATAAATGTTGGACAGAATTCAGAAAGTGAACCAAGTGATTGGAACGTTTACGAAATACTCGTTTACGATGTAGCTTTAGATGTTGTAGACCGCGAGAAGGTCGATAAGTATTTGAAAGAAAAGTATATACTCGGGAGTTTGAAATCCGGGGTTGAAATCGCCGGTGGTAGACCAAAAATAGAAGGTAATATACAACTAAGTGTCGATTCAGATAAAAACGCCGAACCTTGGTACGGTGGAAAACAAAGGTTCGGGACCCAAGAAGACTGTAGACGATTCGCACAAGAACTAGGGTACCCTCAGTGGGGACACTATAACGAAAAACATGATGTTGCAGAGAGAAGGAATACGTGTTTCTTCTACGGTCCAGAAATAGTTGAAATTTCAGATGCCGATCAATTGAAAGACGATGGAGAAACGGGTGTAGACGATATGACGTTCGGGTGTACCCAACCATATAGAGACCCAAAACTTATGTGTGAAGCCGGTTCGGGTTCGGGTTCGGGTGGACCAGTGGGTGGTGTAGCTGCAAACGCATCCGGGGCGTATTGTAAAGCTAAAGAAGGAGTAGACACTAGTTCAGGTATAGATCGGATACAGGCAGAGGTGTGTGGTAAACATTGCACAAAAGACAAGTGTATGGACCCGTCCGAAACTTTTAGGATTGGTGATGGTGGTGCGAGTTATAAATTGGACGATTATTGTGTATGGGACAACGATCCAGATTTCGAAACTTTTTACAATACTTGGATCAAGGATGTTGCGACTCACCCAAATGCACCTATTAAAAATAAGGATACAGACGGAAACATTATAGATTATTTAGAAAAACACAAGACTAAGTGTACTAATTTTAAAAGTTAAAGACGTAAACCATTTAAATATAAATGGCATACCCGCGAAATATAGAACTCCTTTCGGCGGTAACGTCACTCATACCCATGCTCGTTTCGTCATTCTTCCCGTTAAATTACGCGTCTATGGCGTGTATATTACACTGCCCGTTTAAGTGTAGGTACCATATATACAACGCATTTAATGCAAATAAGTATAGAAGCCAATTAGTATACAAAAGGTACAGATCGTTCGTACACGTTGGGTTTTTAGTATTCCATTATGCGTGGAATGATAGGATTAGATTCTTATACACACTTTTTAATTTACTCGCTATTTCGGTAATACGTATTTCCAATCCTCTAACCGATACCCGTGATATGAAATATATAAACTCGTTTTCGGTTATATGTATTTTCAATTCAATAATATACATCTATCACAAAAGTAAAATGTATTTTATGTTATCTACATACTTCTATATTATGGCGTTTGTAATCAATGAAGATAAGTTGTATGGCGGATTATCAGATAGTATTGTAAACTTACTACTCGTCGTACCTCAATGTTTATCACTCACGAATTATAATACTTAATGATTATAGTATATAGTAAACTATGAAAGAAACCCATAAATTCAAAATAACGGATACCACAACACCAAATGACATGGATTCCTTTTTTTATGACGTATGG